GTCGGGTTTCAGCGCGGCGCGCATAGACCCCTCGCCCCAGGGCAGGCCGGTGGCCTCGGCCGCTTTCGCCATCCAAGGCTCCAGCTCCTCAATGGGGCTTTCCGGCTTGGCACCGGCCTTTAGCGCCTTGCGGATCACGACATTCGCGGCCTTCATAAAGTCTTGCCGACCCTGTGCCGCGTCGATCTCGGCTTGCAGCTTCCGGATCGCGTCTGGATCGTCCGAGCTGATCCCGCCCTTGCCGACACCTTCCGCCCGGCCGCGCAGCTCTTTGGCCCGCTTGTCAGCCTCGACGCTGGCCCGCATGGCGTTGTCTGCCCGCCGGATCGCGGCGCGGTGCCGCCCCTCTGAATGGTGGCCGACCAGGATCGGCTGGCCGAAGGGGATACCGGACACCTCCTCGCGCATGTCGGCCCGCTTGTGTGCCGCCTCACTCTGGGCCTCTGCCCGCTCGGCCGCTGCAAGCAACCGCTCGCGCTTGGCCTCCTGTTTCCGTTCGTAATGGTTCATCGCTTTCTCCTCGATCAGCATCTCCAGATCGGTTTGCCGGTTGCCGGGCTGGCTTTCGCTGCCTTGGTCGAACAGGTCGAATTGCATCTGGGAACCTCCGTTGTCGCTCGGGCAACCGTGCCCTGCAACAATGGTTAGATCAGATCGCGCTTGCCCTTGCAATAGGTTTTTTGCAAATATAAGCGAGAAATTTAACAAGGAGCGAGCAAGTGACTGACAACACAGACGAAAAAATCCTGGCGAGAGCGCGCGAAATCGCGGCCGAGCGCAAGATCAGCCTCACCGACGCGATGATCCGCGCCGAGGACGAGCTGGCACCGAAGCCCACGGTCCCGGCTGACTTCACGGTGACGATCCCGGTCAGGCCCCGGGTCGCGCGCTGGATCGTGGAGGAGTTCGAGCCCACGAAAACGCACACCACCGAGGAGCGCCTGGCTGCATACCTGGCAACCGTCTTGAGCCGGGTGCGCGTCACGGCGATGCGCTTTGCCGAGGAAGCGCCGGAGATTGGCGAGGGTGGCGCGGTCACGCTGCGCCGGGAACAGTTCCAGAAGAAGGCACCGAAAGAATGAAGATCGCAGACATTCAAGACCGGATCAGGGGGGGGGAGCTTCTTTACGTCAGCGTCCCGACGCACGGCGGAACGTGCTGCCGATACAGCTTGCGCGACGGCAGCGAGGTTTCGCCGGAGCAATTCCAAAAGCTGCGCGAGAACCTGGCGCCGCTCGACCCGCCGCTTCTGCCCGGCTGTCACCCGCTTTCCTACCAGTGGAGGGATAACGCATGAGCCTGCACATTCACAACGCGGGGCCGGTTATGGCCGCCGATCTCAACGTGCTGGGGGCTGCGGTCAAGATCATCTTGGCCGGTGGCTCCGAGCTTTCCGAAGCGGAGATGAAGCGCGCAAGCGGCGCGAGCTATCATCTCTGGAAGTCGAAGGGCGATGCAATCCGCGCCCTGGTCGAGAACCTGGAGGCGGTGCCGGAACCGTCAGGGCGGTGATCCCGTGAGACAGTTCGGCATCATCTCCAGCTCGATCTGGCGCAGCAAGAGGTTTCGGCAGCTCGAAAGCGATCTTGCGCGCCTGGTCTATCTCTACCTGCACACCACCACACACGGCAACAGCGCCGGGGCGTTCGTCCTGCCGCCAGAAATGGCCGCGCTGGAGCTGAAAGTTCCGGCCGACGACGTGCGCGCCGCGTTCGTCAACTTGGCCGACGCGCGCCTGATCCGATACGATCCAGAGGAGGAGCTGATCCAGATCGTCAACTTCTTCCGGTTCAACTCGATCTCCAGCCGAAAGCACCTGCAAGGCCCGGTGCGCATCATCCAGGCCCTGCCATATTCCCCGGTCAGGGATTGCGCCGCCTGCGATCTGATCCTAGCAATGTTCGAGCGCCGCGAGGAGTGGCGCGAGAAGGCATCCAGGCTCAAGCACAGCGAACAGCGAAGCGATCACGTGGAGGCTGGGAAAATCCTGGAAGCGATGGGCGGCTTCGACACCACAGCGGCCGATCTGGTCAAGGAAATGAAGCTCGAACCCATGCTCACGTCGCAGGAAATCGGGCTCGACGCAAAGACGCTCGACCGCCTCGGGGAAGCACTACTGATACCCCTATCGCATACCCCTATCGAAAGCCCTAGCGATATAACGGAAACGGAAAAGACAACGGAAAAGACAACGGAAAAGGATAAGACCAAGACCACGGATAAGACCAAGACCACGGAGAGGGGGGTGCAGGGGGGAGAGGGTCCGAAAAGCTGCCCTCCCTCCCCGCCCGCTGATAGCGGTCGGTCGGGCAGCACGAACATCGGGGATGAAGCGCTCAGGCATCTACGGCAACGCCTGGCAGACCAAGGGAGGACATGATGGCAAAACGCGGGCAGCTCGCCTTCACCGATCCCGAGGAGCTGGAACAGAGGATCGAGGAGTATTTTCAGAGCCGGGTGCGCAAGCGCAAAATCTATCCGCGCGATGGCGACCCATACGAGGAAGAATACCAGGTGCCGCCAACGATGGCAGGGCTCGCACTCGCACTCGACACCACGCGCCAGACCCTCCTCGCATACAGTAGGGGAGACGAGCCACGCGATCCGGCATTTGTCCCGATCATCGCGCGCGCCAAGATGCGGATCGCAGAGTTCGCAGAAGAAGCGCTCTATGTCCGAGAGGCATCGAACGGGGCCAAGTTCGCCTTGGAAGTGAACCACGGCTACGGCCGAGAAGATCGAGAAGGCGGCACGGGCGACGGCTTCGAGGTGAAAGTGATCCCGCCCGCATACGGGGAAGCGATCAAGGCGATCCCCAAGTGGCAACCGGAAGGAGACGATGATGAGTGATTTTCAAATTCACCACCTGGCGAATGGTGACTTCGAGGTGGCCCCCATACCAACGCAGAGGCGAGCAGGAGCGCCGCGTGGGCGTGTGGTGGGTCATTCACGGGTCGAGGGTGCCGAGAGGTCGCAATGCCTCTCAGCGGGCCGCACAGAGAGTGCAAGTGACTTGCCTTGTGAAGTCGAGGTTGATGGCTTTATCACCGTTTGGCCGGAGCTCAGAACATGACGCGGCAGGAGCTGCGCATCGAGCGGATCGCACCAGGCAGCGAGGAGGCGGTGATCGCCCAGGCGCTCGACCGCGTGGAGCCCGGCGACCTGGTGGTGTATCATCGGGGAGCGTCCGGCTCTGCGCCGACAGCTGCGAAGCGCGCGGCAATGCTCCTGCATGATCGCGGGCTCTGCCTCCTGACGCAGCGGATCACGGCCGAACGCAACGGCGAAGGGGAGAGGATCGTGGACTACCTGGCGATCAAGGCGAAGGTGAAGCGGTGACGGGATATCGGATCATCGGGCGGGCTGTCCTGGCGGCGTCATGCGCTGCCGGGGCGATCCAGCTCGCGCTCACGGTCCTGGAGCTGGCCGGATGGTGAGCCAGACCTGGACCTACGAGACGAGCCCGGTGGCCTGGGCATACAAGCAGGATCGCGCGTTCGCGTCGTTCATCATCGGGCCGGTCGGCTCCGGCAAGTCGGTGCCCAGCCTCCAGCGCATCCTCGATCTTGGCCAGGAGCAAGCGCCCAGCGACGACGGCAAGCGCCGGTCGCGCTTCGCGGTGATCCGCAACACCATGCCAGAGCTGCGATCCACCACGGCCGTGACCTATCAACAGATTTATCCCTCGGATGCGTTCGGGGATATCATCTGGCGATCACCGGCCACACACATGATCCAGCCGCGCAACTCTGACCTGGAGATCGAGGTCAACCTGATCGCGCTCGACAAGCCCAAGGACGTGAAGAAGCTCCTTTCTCTGGAGCTGACCGGGGCCTTCATCAACGAGATGCGCGAGGTGCCGCGATCCGTCGTCACCCGCCTAACCGAGCGCGTCGGCCGCTTCGCGCTGAACGAGCGATCAAGCACTTGGTCCGGCATCTGGGGCGACACCAACCCACCCGACGCCGATCATTGGCTCTACGGCTGGCACCACCGCGACACGCCCGAGGGCTACAGCTTCCACCAGCAACCGCCCGGCGTCCTGGAGGTGCGGCCGCGCGGTTCCGGTGCAGAGATCATTGACGAGAATTTCCCCGAGTATCAGGGTATCAAGCTCACGTCGGCCGAGGTGCTGATCTGGTATCGCGGCAAGGTGCGGCGCGTCGATTGTCCGATTGAGGTGATCCGTTCGGCCGAGCGGTTTTGGATCGTGAACCCGTGGCAAGAGAACCTGGTCGCGCTGTCCCGCGTCGATGCTGGCTCAAACCCGCTCGGGGTGCGCAGTTACTACGGCCGCGCGCTGGCGGGCAAGTCGCTGGAGGAAATCCAGAGCTATCTCCAGGGCGTCTACACGTTCGTGACGGACGGGCGGCGCGTGGTCCCGCAATACAACGGCCAGGTGCATGGCGTCGATCACCTGCCGATCCTGCCTGACGAGCCGGTGTTCATCGGGGCCGACATTGGCGGCGGCACGCTCCAGCCCTCGGCACTCCTGTTCCAGAAGCATCCGCGCGGCCCGCTCCTGGCGCACCGCGAGGTGGTGTGCTTCGACATGGGGATCAAGCGCTTTGGCGAGCTGGTGGGCGAGGCCCTGGTCAAGCACTTCCCCGATCACGTCGCCAGGGGGCTGACCGGCAAGGGATGGGGCGACCCGGCCGGGGGCAAGCGCGACGAGATATTCGAGACGGCGAGCTTTGACTGGCTACGCACGCAGCACGGCATCAACCTGGAGCCCGCGCCGACGCAAGACCCAAAGATGCGGATCGCGGCAATCGCCGGGCCATGCGAGCGGATGATCGACGGCAAGCCTGGGCTCCTGGTCAACAAGCGCAACTGTCCGATGCTGCACAAGGGGCTCATGGGTGCATGGCACTTCAAGCGCCTAGCGGTGTCGGGCGAGGATCGCTACGCCGACAAGCCCTCGAAGAACGACGAAAGCCATATCTGCGACGGGGCGGGCTATGGGTTCCTCGGCGTGGGCGAGTTCGACCGGCTGGGCGGGCGTAGGACCGACGGCCAGGGCGGCGGATCGTTCCAGGCTGACGGTGATTGGGACGTTTTTGCATAAAAAAGCCCGGCACAAACCGGGCTTGATAGTCTATTTCTTAGGCAGATTTCAGCCGTCGCCGTAGCCGTAGCCGGAGCCGGAGCCGGAGCCGTAGCCGGAGCCGGAGCCGGAGCCGTAGCCGTCGCCGAAGCCGTAGCCGTAGCCGGAGCCGTCGCCGTCGCCGGAGCCGGAGCCGTAGCCGTAGCCGTAGCCGTCGCCGTCGCCGAAGCCGTAGCCGTCGCCGGAGCCGTTTTCAGAAAATCGGTCGTTGGTCAGCTTAACTGCATCACGAAGGGTCATATTCAGGAGCCCCCAAGATGGACTGACCGGCTGCGGCGGTGGTCGGGATGATTTCGCAGGCGTCCAAGACGACGATTTCGCCAAGCTCCCCGGCAATTTTGCTGCCCTCTGCATTCAGGCCATGCAGCGCAACGCCAGAAAGAGTGTGGCCTTTCGCGGCCCTCCAATACCAAAGGCGGCGCGACCCGGTGAGGCGAACAGTGCGATCTTGGATGCTCACCAGCGTGCCCGCGTGGACGCCGCTATCGCGGCTGCGGACGATGACAAACTGCCCGAGAAGCTGGTCAGCCGGGTGGGCGGTCGGTGAAGGCGAAGCTCCGCCGCCAAGGATTTCGGCCAAGGCGGTGAGCTTGTTTAGGTCGATTTGCATTTTTCTTCCTTGTCTTTTGGGGTGTTGTGCTTGCGCACCATTAACTCATATACCTTGACTGTGCAGCGCGTCAAGGTGTATGAGTTAAGTGAAAGCAAAGGGTTAGCTCCGATGGCAAAAGATGATGTGCAGCGCGAAGATATGACGCCACCTTGGCGGCGCTACACAAAAGCCGAGGAAGATCAAAGGCTTGACGTGTTAGACGCTCGGATCGAGCGCAGAAAGGCGATCCTTGAATGGGATCAGCGCGAGCGAACCAGGATCATGCACCGGGCGATCCGCCGGATGCGTAGAGCGGAGGGGAAGGAATGAGCGAGACGATCTGGAGGGCGATTGCCATGCTGCCGGGCCTGCCCGAGCTGGGGGCGTATCCAACGCCGCTGGAGTGTGCCGAGGCGGCGGATTACTTTGCCGGGCTCCTCGGGGTGGCGGTGCATTGCTCCGCAACGGTGTCGGCATGAGCGGGCTCCAGGAGAAGAAGGGCCACGTCAGGGTCGAGGATGGCATGGCGGTGATCTACGTCCCGGCCGATGAAATCCACGGGCTCCTGGTCGCGCTCCAGCCCTGCCCGTGCAAGGGGCCGAAGTCGAACGCCACGGCCGATGTGCGCAAGCGCCTGGCCGACGCGCTGACATGGGCGAGGAACCGGCTATGACCAGGGACCAGGGAAGGCGCGAGAAGGTGATCGGCAAGATCATGGCGCGCGTCGAGATCAACGAGGAAACCGGATGCTGGGAGTGGCAGGGGCCAACCTCGGGAAGCGGGCGCGGCGGCGGATATGGCCGCATGTGCCTGGATGGCCAGACCGTCGCGGTTCACCTGGTCGCATACGCGCATTTTCACGGATACATTCCAGGCAAGAAGCAGGTGGATCACCTCTGCGAAAACCGCCTGTGCTGCAACCCGAACCACCTGGAGCTGGTGACGCACCTGGAGAACCAGAGGCGGCGCACGCATCGGGCTTTGAGACTGGCGGTGTCGAATGAGTAACCGCATGACAGCCGCCCAGCTCCAGGAGTTCTACAAGGCCGACGGCGACACCAGCGCGCCGCGCCAAGACCGTGAGGGGCCGATCCACCGGGCGATCCTCGATCTCCTCGACCTGGTGCTGCCGGGCGATGCGATGTATCACCACAGCCCGAACGAGCTGGACATGGCCGGGCCGGAGGCCGCGCGGCAGATCGCCAAGGCGCGCAAGCTGGGCACCAAGCCAGGCTGGCCGGATATCGAGATCATCTGGCAGGGCAGGTTCTACGGCCTGGAGATCAAGGCCGACAGCCGCCAGAGCGATGCACAGAAGGATATCCAGCGCGATCTCACGCGGGCCGGTGCGCCCTATGCCGTGGTGCGATCCGTCACCGAGGCCGAGGCGGCGCTGAAACAATGGGGGATCACATGAACGAGCCCGATCTCGACCTATCCATCCCGTCGCTGATGCGCGCCTGCAAGGGCAACGTGGCAATGCTGCCGAGCTTCATGGTGCATGACGACGCGGTGTGGCCGCGCTCAGGCGTGGTCAGGACCGACAGCAAGGGCCGCATCCACATGCGCCGCTCGACGTTCAACCGCACCGTGGCGGGCAAGCTGCCGATCCGCGAGGGTATCTGGCATCGCATCGACGTGCAGGAGTTCCACCTCGATCTAAAGTCGCACCATCTCCAAGGATCGAGCGACCAGGAGGGCGGCAACCGCCGGGCGGCGGCGCGAGCGGTGGCAAAGGCCGATTGGGCAGGACGCATACAGGGAGACGAGAGCTATGGGATTGCTCCATCCGGGGATCACCGGCAACAGGACGTTGCACGAGATGTTGCAGAGGCTAAGGCCCGAGGAACAAGCGGAGGCGTTCGCTCAACCGTTTTTGCCCGAGATGGTGGCGACGACGGCTAAGTGGGCCTGGACGCTGGAGGACGACGAGGGCGAGTTCGTGGCCAGCATGGCGATCATGCCTGACGTGAACCGGCGCGGCTGGTTCGTATCCTATCCCGGCGCTCGCATCCGGTCCTCTGCCGAGCTTCGCCCGCTGTTTCGGCTTTACACCATCTTCCGCGACAGCGGCGCGGTGTATGACGAGCTGCGTGCGTGGGTGGCCTCTGACGACGAAAGAGCGATTAGATTTGCCGAATGGTTCGGTTTTCGGCTAGATTGCGGGCCAGCGACTGCGTTTTCACCGACGGGTCGGGATATGAGCTTATACCTATGGAGGCGACCATGAGCGGAATTTTCGGCGGCGGCGACAACGGGGCGGAAGCGAAGAAGCAGGCGGCGCAGGCGCGGCGCGAGCGGCAAACCTCGAACGAGGAAGCCAACCGATCCCAGCAGCGCGCCGAGCGCGGCGGCGGGTCCGGCGGCGGCACGCGCGGCCGTGACATGCTGATCGGCAACCTGTCACAGCGTCTCAAGAACACGCTCGGGGGCTGATCGTGGCACAGTGGGACGTTGACAAGGCGTGGAAGGCGATCTCTGCCGCGAAGCGCGACAAGGAAGCCTCGGACGAGATTTACCGCGAGGCGATGGAGCTGACGTTCCCCGACCGCGAGAATTTCACCAAGCGCAAGGAGGGGCAGCAGAAGGCCGCTTACAACTGGGACAGCACGCCCCAGGTGTCGGTGATCCGAGCCGCCAACCGCCTCTCCTCGGACTTCACGCCGCAGTTCCAGGACTGGTTTGAGATTGGTCTTGGGCCAGCGGCCGAGCAAATGCCCGACGAGACGTTCAAGGAGGCCGTAGGCAAGGCGAAGGACGAGGCCAAAGCCGAGCTGGAGGCTGTCACGAACATCGTGCAGGCCGTGTTTAACGGGCCGGGCTTCCCGACCGCCTCGAACGAAACCTACATCGACTGGCACTATGGCCAGGGCGGTATGAAGGTGATGCCGAACGACGACTTCCTGGGCGAGCCGGTGATCTTCCAGGCCATGCCTCTCTCGCACTTCTACGCCTACGAGGGGCCGAACGGGCGGCTGGATCGCTGGTTCTTCTGGCACGAGCTGCGCGCCGACGCGATCATGGCCGAGTGGCCGGACGCCACGCTGCCCGAGAAGCTGAAAGAGGAGGCCGCGAAGCCGGCGCCCGGCATGGTCAAGCTCGCCTCGGTGGTCTACCGCGACTATGACGAGAAGGAGCGGCCGTTCCGCTACGAGGTGTTCTGGCAGAAGGGTGCGGACAAGGCCCGCCTGGTCGAGCGCCAGAGCCGCACCTCGCCTTTCGTGACGCCGCGCTATTCCAAGCTGCCCGGTGAGAACCGGGGCCGTGGGCCGGTGCTGTTCGCGCTGCCGGATATCCGCACCGCCAACAAGATCGTGGAGCTGACGCTTCGCGCCGTGGCCGTGGCC